GCCGTCTAATTGCAGATGGGCTAATTCATTTATCCAAAATTCAAATAATAGATTATTAAGAAGCACAAACATATCAGGCTATAGAGGAGTGCACTACTATAAGCCAAGAGATAAATATGTAGTGCACGTACAATATGAAAATAAAACTAAATTCTTAGGATACCATAAAGATATAAAGGAAGCGGCTAAGGCTTATGATAGATATGTGATAGATAATAATTTACCACACCCTACAAATATACTAAAAAAAGACTAGTTTAATGTATGCTATAATTGCTTATGACAATAAAGGATATATATGCCTAAGTACGATTACTCATCTTTAGCAACTACAGCCACAATCCTTATAGATAAGTTCGGGCGCGATACAACGCTACGCACAAACACAAAGAGCGGTACAGAGTTTGACCCTACTATAGTTGCATCAGATGAAACAATATCGGCCGTATTCCTATCTTACAAGACCAATGAAGTAGACGGAACTCTTATACAATCCAATGATAAGATGATTTTAACTTACACATTGATTGATAAAAAGAATGAGATCATAGACGGTGGAAACAAATACGAAGTAATGAACGTGCAAGAAGTAAAGCCTGGCATAACTCCAATGATTTATAAAGTTCAGATACGGTCATGAGTTTTTCAGACGATTTAAAAAGATTCTCGAAGAAAACAGGCTTAACTCTTGATGAGGTAGCGGTCACTGTTTGTTCAGAGCTTACTAAGTCGGTGATAATAAATACTCCAGTCGATACAGGCTCAGCCCGTGCTAATTGGCAAGCGTCATTAAATAGACCTATAGGAACAACCACATCATCAAAAGACAAGACAGGGGCATCTTCTATATCAAAAGGAATAAGTATTGCTAAGGGCGCGGCAGGCAGTATTTTCTATCTAACAAATAACCTTCCATATATAAGAAAACTAGAGTTCGGTGGGTATAATGCAGGTTCTAAAGTAGTAGGTGGATTTTCAGCGCAAGCACCACAAGGAATGGTTAGAATATCTATGCAGAAAATCAAAAACAATCTAAAGAGGCTATAAATGAAACAAAACGAATTGCTATTAGCTGTATATAATTACTTAGAAACGATTGTAGGCATACCAGACGTAAACTATCCTAATATCGAATATGCAACACCAACAACAGATCACTTAAACGTATTCGTGCTAAACAATGAACCGCAAACAATCGGCCTTGCTAGTATAGTTTGGTATCAAGGCTTAATTCAGATTGATTCAGTTATCGAGCAGGGCAAAGGCGAGATTAAAGCCGCTATAAACGCACAAGCAGTTATGGACGCTTTCCCTATAGGCACTATTTTAACAAATGGAACGACTTCAATACGCATCGACCAAAGCCCTTATGCATCGGCTGGAGTGGTCAGAGATGACGGCTGGTATTTTATCCCGATTACTATCCCTTATAACATGGTTAGTTAATATATAAAATAATATGCTATAATTAACGCACTTAAAACCAAAACAAGGAAAAGACAATGCCATCTACAGCACAATCAACCGCAGGTACTACCATCGCTATATCTGCAACACTTCCAACAACATACGATGATAACATCACAACAGGCTTTCCAGCAGCCACTTATTCAACGTGTGGAGAAGTAACAGACATCGGTGAGTATGGTAAAGAATACAATCTTATCACTCATAACCCTATTGGAGATCGTAAGACATACAAATTCAAAGGGAACTACAATAACGGTACTCTAGCCCTACAAATGGCAGCAGACGCTACAGACGCAGGGCAAGCAATCCTTCTAGCTGCAAGTGATAGTGATGCTTCATACGCTGTTAAAATCACACATCAAGACGGTGCAGTTGATTATTTTTCAGGTAAAGTTATGACTTATAAGAAAGCAGTAGCAGCTGAGTCCATTCTATCTGCAACAGCTTCTTTTGAGATTGATTCAGACATCGTTGAAGTAGCCGCTCCATAATGGATATTTCATCTCTAAGACCTCTTGAAGAGGTTGAAGTCAATATCACGCACCCTATCACAAAAGAAGAAACTGATATTTTCTTCATTGTAACAGGCATGGATTCAAAAGAATACCGTCAGATCACACGAGATGTTATGGTTAGACGTATGGCGAATACAGACGCACCTACAAGTGAATTAGATGATGATGAGATAGAAATACTTGCCCATTGCACTAAAGGTTTTAAAGGGCTTACTATTGATGGCGAAGAACCTGAAAAGTCACTAGATGGGTTTACAAAAATATACTCTGAATTTCCTTGGATTAAAGAGCAGGTTACTAATTTTATAAGCAAGAAAAGTAATTTTTTTTTGAAGCCACAAAAGACCACTACACCTACGTTAGACAACTAGCATATTATTATGCTGTGCCTAACGGCTCTAAACACTCACGTATAACAGAACTTCAAATACTCAATAAGAAAATGATATTACCCGTTATAGACAATGGCTTTTATCTCATCCAATACTTAGAAGAGATGGGATTTTGCACTAGCAACGGAGATAAAGTAGTGCCTATAACATTCACGGAACTTAATTCATGGGTAGAGTCTTCAGGGCTAAATCTATCTCACAACGAAAGACTGCATATAAAGCGTATGAGCGATACATTTGTGCGCGCCTTAAACGAATCAGGGATGAAGGGCGCAATGCCTTACTATAGCGATAAGAAAGCAGACGTAAGAAGCAAGTTTAAAGATGCGTTTCAAGTTCTTAAGAAAAAATAGTATAATAATGCAAAAGGAAGCAAATGGCAACTGACATAGCAAGCTTGAAAATTAAGGTAGATACAAAAGACTTTAATAAAGCAAGCATGGAACTTGACAAGCTAGAAGGTAGCGGTAAGCGTGCCGAGAGGTCATTAGGCAAGTTACCTGCTATCTTCACAGCTATTGCAACCTCTATGGCTGTTAGAGAGGCTATACAATACGCTGACACTATGAAGCTAATAGAAGGCCGTCTTAGCCTTGTGACATCTTCAGCTTCAGAACTCACAAAAGTACAAAAAGAACTATTTGATATTTCACAACGTAGCCGTGTAGGTTTTGCAGATACAGCAGACTTATACGCACGTATGGCAAGAAGTACAGAAGCTCTAGGTTATACAAGTGAACAGCTTTTAGGTGTAACTGAGACAATTAGTAAATCTTTTATCGTATCAGGTTCAAGTGCACAAGCCGCCAATGCTGCAATAGTGCAACTTGGGCAAGGTTTTGCAAGTGGTACACTACGTGGTGAAGAACTTAACTCAGTTATGGAGCAATCACCTAGACTAGCTCAAGCAATAGCAGACGGAATGGATGTTACTATTGGGCAACTAAGACAACTAGGTGCAGATGGTAAACTAACCGCTGAAACTGTTATGAACGCTTTAAGTTCACAGGGCGATGCAATCCGAAAAGAATTCGCGCAAATGCCTCAAACAGTTGGCCAATCTGTAACACAGATAGGCAATTCTATAATGGTTCTTGTTGGTGAGTTTGATAAGGCGGCAGGCTCTACAGATGAGTTATCAGGAGGTTTATCTAACTTCTCAAAACTTATAGACGAGAACAGAGGAAGCATTATTGAATTCGGGCTTGATCTAGCACGTTCTTTTGAAGTTGCAGGAACAGCAGCCGCAATGACGTACCTGGAAGCAAAACAAACCATACTGCAAATAAAAGACTTCTTCTCGTCTGGAGATGGTCTCGCTACTGAAATATCACTAATAGAAGAACAGATGAAGCTTCTAGCGACTGATATGGACAGCACTATAACCAAGATAAAAGAAGACACGCAAGCCACTATAGAGAACACGCAAGCTCACAAAGATAACATGGAGTCTAAAGGCTTAGGCACTGAAGGCGCAGGCGCACAGACTGGCATATTAGGTGTTGGCGGCGAAGATGAGGAAGACAACGCTTTTGCTACGGGTGTTGAAGCATACGAAAATTACTTACTGCAACTAGAAGAGCGACAAGACCGTTTAATGGCTACACTGTACCCGATTGAAGGGCTAGAACAAAAGTGGGCTGAACAGCAGGAAGTTATAGAACTATTGTTTCAAGAAGGGCTTATCACAGAGCAGGAACGCAAAGCGCAACTATTAAACATAGAAGCGATACATCAGGCTAATGTAAATAAGATAATCGAAAAGTCTATGAGCGCGAGACAAAAGTTTTCAGCTAAATCATCTAAAGACCAACTAACTACAGTATTAGGTGATATGCAGAAAATGACAGCAGGGGTAGCGGGTAGCAATAAAACAATGTTTGAGATAAACAAAGCGGCTGCACTCGCAAACGCTGCCGTACAGTTACCTGCATCTATTATGAAGACTATGGAAAACTATCCTTTTCCTTTATCTATTGCTATGGCAGGTTTGCAAGCGGCGGCAGGGGCAGCACAAATAGCGGCTATCTCAAGTTCATCATTCGGTGGCGGAGGCGGTGGTGCAACTTCCATGCCAACAAGTGGCGGCGGATTCGTTACTACTCCAGGAGTCGCGCCTTCAGATATGGCAAGCCCTGCGCAAGAAGAAGTTGAAACAACCAAAGAAGTAACCATAAACCTAGGAGATTCAGCTATCATATCAACAGAAGCAGTACGGCTATTGGTTGAACAGATAAACGAAGAACTCGGAGACGGTGTAAGGATTAGAACATGAAAAAACCTATAATCGGATATAACAATGTTTCGGCTGATTATTCAACCTTAACCGCAACATCGCAGGCCGTGGATTACGAGCCAATAAACTGCACCACATGGCTTCCTTATGAATGGTACGGTGTCGCAACCACTGGTATTAACTATGTAACATGGACTTTTGCAACTGCTCAAGACGTGGATTACATTGCATTATTCAGTCACAATCTAAGCGAAACAACATCGAGTGCAGACTTTGAATACTATGATGGTGCAGATTGGCAACCTTTAGTTATATCTATGGACGGCTCAAATAGTCAAGTAGTTATGAGGACATTTACTTTAGTGTCATCTACTCAATTCAGATTAAAACTTACAGCAGGTACGACTGATTTAAAAGTTGGCATTTGTGCTTTTGGTAAATACATGGAAATGGAATACGGCTTAGACGGTCGCTTTTCTTTGCCTCACTTGCAATCAAAAGATAAAGTGTTGAACGGTATGAGCGAAACAGGCTTGCTTCTTGGTCGTTCGGTTATAGCAAAGACGGGAACGGCATCTTTTAACTTTAGCGTTATCACTCGCCAATGGGTTGAAAACAACTGGCTTACTTTCTTGACTCATGCAAAGATAAAGCCGTTCTTTGTTTCTTGGAATGATGACAACTATCCTAATGATGCTGTATTTTGTGTGACTAATGGCGAGATACAAGCACCTAGGTATAATGAGGGCGACATAATGTCTCTATCTTTAAGATGTGATGCATGGCACACGTTAAGGGTTTAATATGGCTTACATAGATAAAGCGAAAGAGCTAGGACGAGAACCGCTAAACATCGCAGAACTTGAATTAGATCAATGCAGTCTTACTTTTGGAACAGCTCCATGCACCGCGATAGGCGAAAAATGCTTTAACACAATCGGCACTTGCAAAGACTTGACAAACTACACGGCATCATCTAAGAATTATGTTTTTACAGATAAGAATATTTACGCACCAGTAGGACTTAGAGCGTTCCCTGCTATAGAAAAGGTCACGTACTCACCTACTAAACTAGAGTTTGGTAAAGGCTTGGGCTACAGGAGTAAAGTTAGTATCAAGATGCAGGACTTCAAACACCACGACAGAGGCATAGACCCTTACCAAGATAGCAGAACATACGACACTTCACGCGGTACATTTTTTAGAAAGATGATAGCACGAAATAAGTATTACAACGGAAGGCCTGTAAGAGTCCTAACAGGATACAATGCAGAGCGCAATGAAAGAATGACTCCACTTGTACCAACTTCAACTTTAGTTCCTTCGGCTAGCCTATTACCTGGTAAGTTTGTTTTTACAGATGATACAGTTAATTTCTTCTCACAAGATGATTTTGAAACACGATCTTTTATTATTGAGAAGATAGAACTTAATCAAGACACGATAACTGTAACAGGGAAAGACATACTTAAGAAACTAGACAAAGACCGCGCACAAGTTCCAGTTCAATCATCTGGAGTATTAAAAGCAGATATAACATCATCGGCTACAAGTTTAACATTAACTGATGATAGTTATGCAGATTATCCTGTAAGCGGATATGTAAGAATTAATGATGAGATAATGTATTATACTTCAAAAGTTCTTCCTGATACACTTAACGGGCTGACTAGAGCACAATATGGAACTACAGCAGATTCACATAGCACTGATGACGGGGTACAATCATGCAAAGTGTATACATCTGAAAACGTAGTTGACATTATTTATGATATTCTAGTTAATTACGGAGATATACCATCTTCTTATATACCATACGATAACGGAGCAACTGGAACAGATGATGAATGGGATACAGAAAAAAGCACGTTCTTATCTTATGCAAACTACTCCACTATAATATCAGAGCCAGAAGGTGCAGATAAGTTACTAGAAGAACTAACAGAACAGTCTATGCTTATGTTATGGTGGGATGATAAAAACCAAAAGATAAGGCTTAAGGCTTTAACTCCACCAACACAAAGAACTAAAGTTGCTGTATTAAACGAGCAATCTAACTTTATAGAAGGTTCTATAAGATATAAGATCAATGATGGAGATAGATACTCTCAATTATGGATAAGATATTTTCCTAAAGATTGGTCACAAATGAAAGACCCTACAGACTTTGGAGCTGTTTATGTTGGTGCTAATTTAGATTCAGAAGCAGAAGATAGATATGGCGATAAACGGGTAAAGACTATCAACTCTCGATGGTTTGCCACATCTTCACAGCCTGCAACACTTTATACAAGATTTGCTCAACTATACACAGACGCGCCTACAGAATTCAAAGCAAAACTAGACGCAAAAGACTCTTATTTACAGATTGGTGATTTTGTGGATATAATATCATCATACGTAGTCGATGCAAACGGAGCAGATACAACGCTAAGAACTTTTATTACAGAGATCAAAGACACCGTTCCAGGCCATGAGATAGAGATAACTGCATTAAGCACAGGCTTTGTTCTTGGTCAAAGATATGCTTATGTTGCTCCTAATGCACAAGCAGACTATACAAGTGCTTCAGATGCAGAGAAGGGTCTTTATGGCTTTATAGCTGCTGATGCTACTGGGTTTCCATCAGACGATGGCGCCTCTTACAAAATAATATAAAGGTAAAGAATGGCAACTTTTACAACTATACCAGATACTGACTTAGATGCAGACAGCCCGATAACAGAAAATCTTATGCTTGCATTAAGAGATAATCCTCTAGCAATAGCAAGTGGTGATGCAGCAGCTCCTAAGATACAAGATGAAGCATTTACAGAGCCGCCTAGTCCACCTCTAACGGCAGGGAATAACATTATCTTTAGATCATCGACAGAGAAACAAGTAATACATAACAGTTATGCAGTTGTAAAAATAATATCTTCACCTGGTTCAGGGACTATAAGAACAAGGTTTCAAGCACTAACAGGGATTGCGGAGGCAGCAGCGGCAAAAATCTATATAAATGGAGTTGCGGCGGGAACAGCAAGAAGTCTTACTAATACATTCTTGGAATTCACCCAAGATTTTACTGTAAGCAAGGGCGATAATATTGAGGTTTGGACAGTTTCTACAAATGATAACCCTACTACAGTTGGTCTTTTTAGTATTGAATGTTCGATAAAAAAATTCGGTGGGGTAATACTTGATTAGTATTAACAAAAAAAATAAGGGATAAAATATGCCATACACAAAAACAATATGGTCAAATGATGAACTTCCTGCAATAGATGCAGATAATCTTAATAATATAGAAAATGGAATAAAAGAAAATGAAGATTCTATAAATGCTATTGCTATGGGAGAGAATCTAAAAGGAGAATTTACACCTACTGCGTTACAGGAATATCCATTAACACCTTTGCTTGGTGACACTTGGTATATCCAAGGGCTAACAGACACAGGCTATACTTTCACAACAGGTGATGCTATAGGCGATATAGCCAATAACTTCGATAAACTTATTTACTCATCTTCAGGGTGGATACTTTTAGAGGATACTGATATTTTTAGAGGTGTCAAACCTGTAAATAGTGTAACCGAACTTCTAGCATTAAACACAAGCATATATACTACTGCTAACTTAAGAGGCTACTACACACCAAACGATGGCGGTGGTGGTATATTCAACTACGATGCCACTCAATCAGCAGTTAATAATGGCGGTACTATTATTAATGGTTGGGTTAGACA